AAGCGACGAACCTTTTTATAAAGTTTCGGATTCTTTACATCAAGGTAGATTTCCCCGTTAGCAGCAAGACGAAGAGTGCTAACATCTTTCTTGAATTTTTGGATCAGAGACATTGTTTTGTTTGTTGACCTAGTTATTATAAGTGGTTTAGACTTGTGTGTCAAGTGTGCCAGTGAAGTAACTGGCAATCGGGGTGAAAGGATTCGAACCTTCGACCTCCCGCTCCCAAAGCGGATGCGCTACCAAACTGCGCTACACCCCGTTATGATAAATTTACTTATCACTAATTGATGCAATCTCGTAAGAACCAGATTCCTCAATATCTGTTAATTCTACCACAGGTCCATCACCTTTGGCAACCATGTCTTCCAAAAAATATTTTTTCAATTCTCCAATGGACTTTACTACACGCGAATCATTCTCAAACTCCACCCACCATCCAAGTTGCTCATCATAATTAGCATCAAATACAGGTTCAATAACCATATGAACTTTATATCCGTGCTTTTTTTCTGCTTCAAAAATTAAATTTGATATTTCAGATTCTATACCAAGATCTGCACTCAATGCTTCAGGATTTAACATATTTCAACTTTGTTTTTTTTCTTTATTATGTATAAAAGCAATTCCCATGATTGGAAGAACTATTATACCGAATCCACAAGCTCCTATCCATATTGGACTTGCAGCAAGCACCTCTACCAAGTGAAACATTAGTACCCCCTCCAAGTCTTAAATTCATAATAAAAATATTGGTCCACTACTCTATCATCTAATGGAGCATTTTCAGTTCTATGTGCCCACACTTCACAGAATTCTACAATACGGCGATCGTGTAATGAACTATGCCCCCACATTCTTACAAATGCTGATGCTGCGAAATGATATCGCTGTCTAATGTGCGGTTCCGTTTCCTTTATACTTCTCGGTATCATAATACCCTCCTTTTGTTCCGAAATAAAGAGTTGTTAATATGAAAGGAATTGAAACAAATAAAAGTGCTTTTGCTAATAACATCAGACCATCTCCATTGCTCTTGAGAGTTCAATATAGTGATTAATTTCATCCACTGCGATTTCACCTATTCTGGCGTCTTCTGGATGATCCCAGAAGTAGTTTAGATAGGTCTCAGTGGCGTGATACTCAATACCTGCGTTCAGGTGATAAGCAGAGACAGGAGCAATAAAGTAATAACCCACCAGAATCCAATAATAGATGAGAACCAAGTGATAAGCAATAAAGCGGTCATACCAACGGTCGGCACCACCACGCCTTTCCATTTCGATGAGATGTTCGGTTTCATTGAGTGTTTGTGCAAAGTGTTCTTTCATTAAGTAGTAGTGTGATAGATCTCTGAGTCCTAGTGATTCTTTGAGATGTAGCACACTTACAAAAGCAAAGTATGGTGCTCTGGCAATTGTTTCCAGAACCCAGAATCTTTGTATGGGTAAATCACGATACAGAAAGTCAATGATTGATATCGTGACTAATAGAATTGTACCGTTGATTTTTTTCATAAAAATACACCTGGTTTGTAATCTACTAACTTTTGAATCTCATCCAGAAGTGCTCCATACTCCCTGAATCTTCTATCTCCAGCAATAAAATGCCTTTGTCTTGTCCAGACTGCATCTGCTAAGAGTTTGAGTTCATATTCTGATAATCCGTTAAATCTTTCCATATCATCCCCTATTGTGGATATGCGTGTGTAAGACCCCACCAAATCCACAGCCCCATAATTGAACTATAGAGAAGTGTTGTAAAGAAAAGCGTTTTAAACATCTTCCTCATCCTCGTAAGTTGAAGGTTCTTCAAATAATTCGTCTATCTTCTGCTGTAAAACTCTTTTTTGGAGTTCTTCTAAATCTTCTTCCGTAATTCTAAGCACAAGTAATGGATCTCCTGCCTTAACGTCGTTCATTTCTGGATGCTTCACTTTTGGACTTTTTGAATATCCGTGATGAGCATTCATAATCATCCAACCTTGTACAAACATTGATATGGCAATCCCTACAAGAACAAACCAAGGAACCAAAAAGATTAGTTCAGAGTGATTTTGAGCCATGGTAGAAGTGGCGGAATAACTCCAACCAACCTTAAAAGTCCCTCAGCAAATAAAGCAAGAACCACCCAACCGACGCACATGCTAATGATAGAAGCATTACGGTTGTGTCGTCGTATAGCAGCATCAATCATCTCCTGAACTTCAGAACGAGTTACCAATTCTTCTTGTTCGTGCATCATTTTTCATCACCAAGAAACTTTGCCAGAGGGTCCTTTCTGGTCTTTACAATTTCAACTGATCTTTTGTAGAACATATTGTCTGTATTGCCAGACTGTTCGAAGGTCTCCTTGATCTTCACCCAGTTCTCATAGGTGTGTTGATCCATAGGGCTTAGGTTGAATACTACTAGTTATGCTAGTCAGTAGTTTCAACATGTCAAGTTTGTGTTGATACAAAAATATATATTAAGAAAATCTAAAATCTTGTAATAATTGTAACGGAAGCGACTGGATTCGAACCAGTGGAGGTCTTACCCTCATTTGTTTTCAAGACAAACGCAATAAACCGGACTCTGCCACGCTTCCAATAAAAGTCCTCAACGGACTTCAAAATCTAAACGTCTAACTTTACGTTGACGCCTTGCTTCCTGAAAGGCAAGGTCTTCACTAGTTAGAACACCAGATTTTGATTTATGACTATAAGAGTTTAGCATAACAACAGAAGATAAGTCAACTGCTGAAATCTTATCTCCACGAATGGTTGCCATATTTGGACAACCACAAGTCACAGTTTTCGTAGGATGCCCTTCTAACTCCTTTCCACAGGAGCGGCATCTGATTCTTAAATTTTCCATCTCTATAATAAGTTAATTATTTTTCAGTAAATGAACGAAGCATCCAAACGAACTTACCGTGTGCTTCATTTAAATCATCAAGAAGGTTAACTGTTCCTCTTGACTTCTGTTCGTCTGCTTCAACAGCAGCATCAGAAAGCATTGTAATTATTTTTTGATGTCCATCAATCAAGTCACGAATCATTTCCATTTCGGAAATATTAGACTTTGCTTCACCAATGCCAGAAACTTCTACTACTCGGGATAAAGAACTAACTGGTTTAATTTCCAGGAATCTCATATGCTCAGCAATACGATCAACTTCTTCTTGAAGGGCAAGATACTGCTCACCAAATAAATCGTGAATCTGCTTAAAGTCAGGTCCAACAATATGCCAGTGATAAACCCAAGTCTTTTGAAAGAGAACAAAAAGACTTGCCTGAGTATCAGAAAGTAATTTATATAACTTTTCCATTATACCAGTTTTTTAGGTATTTATAATGGGCGATGACGGATTCGAACCGCCGACCAATTGCGTGTAAAGCAACTGCGCTACCGCTGCGCTAATCGCCCAATTAAATCAATGCTTATCCATAAGATATTCCACAGTATTTGCTACATCATTCATAGCATCCCGTAGATGAGTTTGTTGTCCAGATTCTTGCTTTACGATTGGACGATGATCATCAGTCAAGGTCCAACGCCAGAGATTCATATCCTTACAGAACCAAAGATTAATTTTCATTCTTGAAATACTCCAGTTCTATCCATTTAAGAAGGGTATTATAAGAATAGATTGCTGCTTCATTGCAGTTATTCTTTTGCATGTCTTGGATATAAAATTCAAGTGCCTCAATGACCATTTGGCGGTCCATCTGGGAAATAAGAGACATAAACCTCCTAACTCGTTTCTTATAATACATTAAAAAGGGGGTTTTGTCAACCCCCTTATGTATCACTTCTCACCCATACCGATTTGTTGGACTTTCAAACGGGCACGATTCAGGACCGAGCCAGCAAGGGGAACATAACCCAGATCATCAGCAATTGACTGTGCCTTGGAACTCAAAGCATAGTTGATAGCGTCACGAACTGCCTGTGCCTTACCAGGAGCATAACCACTCTTATAGGCAAGAATCCAGGTCAGAGTGGAGATAGGATAGGCACGGGCACCTGCTGGGTTGGGATCTTCACCAGCAAGCGTCACAGGGTCCAGTTTGATGCCATTCAGGGCAGCAGCACCAGTCACAGCAGAAGGACCGACAAACTTACCTGCCTTGTTCTGGAGCACAGCAGCTTGGAGTTTGTTAGCACGGACGAATCCAGTATTCAGATAACCGATACCACCAGGAGTGTTGGAAAGAGTTCCAGCAACACCCTCATTACCTTTAGCACCAATACCAGTAGGCCAGTTGATTGACTTACCTACGCCAGCAGTCCAACCACCAAAAGCATCCAGAGAATTAGTGAATGCATAAGTGGTTCCAGAACCGTCCGAACGATGAACAACCCTGATAGAACCAGCAGCACAACCAACTTGCTTCCAGTCCTTAATACGACCAGCAAAGATATCGACAGTTTGCTTCTGAGTCAGTTTCAGTTTGCATCCAGGTTTGTTATAAGCAACAGCAATCGTTCCACCCACCATAGGAATCTGAACGACACCACGCTTGACCTTTGCTGCTTCTTTTGCCTTGATAGGTTCATCAGAAGCACCGAAGTCTACGGTTCCAGCAACGAACTGACGAATGCCAGCACCAGAACCAACGGACTGATAGTTTACTTTTTCACCAGTAGCACCAGCATAATCTTGGAACCAACGTTGGTAGATAGGTGCGGGGAAGGTAGCACCAGCGCCATTAATAGCAGGTCCAGCAAATGCAGCGGCAGGAGCAAGAGCGAGACCAAGTGTAGCAATGTGTTTGAGTTTCATGAGAATTAAAAACTTCTTTGTAATTGTACTTGATTAAGTTTAAGAAAAAGTTAAATGTTATCAAACACCAAAAAAACCTCCCCGAAAGGAGGTTTAGAGGTATCGTAGATATTATCAGAAACGGAAGGTCGTCTGAATCACACCACCATAGTTGTCGGAAGCTTGCTTCAGACCTTGGTTGTTGGACACATAGAAGACCGCAGGAGTCACACTGATAGCATCACTAACTTTATAACGATAGAATGCTTCCCACATAATTGCCTTCTGATCAGCAGCAAGAGAAGCAGCATTACCAGGAGCACCGATGGCAAAACCAGCAGCATTACCCTTGGCAAACACATCGCTCCATTGAAGACCTGCCATCCAAGTTTGTGAATCGGTGGCACCAGTAGGAGTCGTGCGGTTGTTAGACAGACTTACGGTGTTCCAACCATAAGCACCACTCACAGAAGGAATGATACCCGACTTCTTGGGTTGCCAGTAAGCATTCAGAGCATAACCATTGGAGGTTTGGTTAGCGCCAAGAGCACCAGATCCACCACCGATAGCATTGAAGTTACGAACACGAGTACCTTCAGTACCATAGCGATAACCGAATGCGATACCGTACTGAGGAGCACGATAACCAACTTGAGCAAGAGTGTTCAGAGAACCATCTTCATCAAACTGACCTTTGGTAGAATCGTTTCCGTTCTGGGCAACATAGTTCACACCAGCAACGAAACCGCCTTTACCCTTCTTACCAGGTTGTACCCACTGAGCACCGAAACCAGAACCAGTTGCCTTGTTGTAAACACCAGGAGCACCAGCAACTGAGAAGAAGTCCAGAATATCAGACTTGTATGCAGTAGGAACCCATGCCATTTCCGTGTTACGAACCAGAGCACCAGCAGTCAGGGTTACACCCTTAGCAAGTCCAGGAAAGCTGTAGTACAGACGATCAAGAGTAACTTGGTTTGCATAGGTTTCTGCCTTGTCCAGTTTGAACAGAGAAGATGAAGAACCGAAAGGTTGTGAAGAGAAGTTGCCAGAACGCAGACGGGTCTTGAGTAGATCCTTACCAGTGAAGGAAGTATCAAAACTCAGGCGGAGGTCATAGTTAAAAGCAGTGTTGCCGACGTTGCTGCTGTTAGCAAGACGAGCACCATCTACACCACCCAGAACAAAGGTTGCTTCACCTTTCAGTT